GTGAAGATAAGCGTACTCGTCAGAAGCTATCGATGTTTCAGCGGTGGTAACAGTTATCTTTAAACTAGAACTAAAATTATCTGGTGCATCACTGTCTTGTGTTAGCGTTCCTGCCAAATTGTCTAAATTAGCAGTACCCAATTTAAACCTATCTGGTCCAAATTGACCGTTGGCAAGAGTTCCTGCACCTCTTTGATATATCTGCATCGCGCCGTTGAGGATGAGGTTACGCCGTCCACCAATCTGACCCGCGTTGACCGAGGCAACAGGAGTTAGTGCAAGATCACCGTCAGAATTAAACTGGTCAGCTAATGTACGGGCGCGGCTCATTGGTTACTCTCCTCCACCTAATGCTTGCGCGGCAAGGTGCGCGGCATAAGCGTCTCTAACCGCCTGTGTATGCACGGCGGCGCAAATAGCTTGCACCTCGGTAGACTCGCCAGAGGTATTGGCATCAGGTGCTAAAACATGACGGCTGAAGCTACGGCTAATCTCAACGCCATCACGCTTGATAATAGTAGCCGTGCGGACTTGAACGTGTTTGAACTCGCCCACTACCTCAATTTTATCTTCAATCGTCTCTTCTGTTAGTGCCATTTTTTACTCCTGTCCGACCTGATAATCCAATCAGGCTATGCGTCTGTTGTGTAAAACCCTTGAATCCATAACCTGTTGGCACTGCTACCTGTTCCCATGTTAGCCACTGTTACAGTTGAAGCCGCATTATTATTACGGTACAGATAAATCTTAGTGTCCGATACGTCCATCCACCAACTTGAAGGGTTCAGATTGGTGTTCCAAGTGTAGTTTAGCCCCCACGCACCACTTCTGGAGCCTTTGGTAGAGGAAGAGGTGAAAGGAAAACCAGAAATATACAAATCCCCGCTCCCACCACTTACTGCGCCTGTTCCCATGTGAATACTAAAATGAACAGTATTTCCGATTTTTATATAATTCCCTAATTGCGTATCATAAGTAACTGTTGGGTTGGATGATTGTGCAGTAAATGTTGGAGTAAAAGTCCCCTCCTCATAGTCATCCAGCGCATTGGCGGCGGCGGTGTCGCCGTTGAAGGTTAGGCCATCTGTTGTGAAACGTGCAATCTCTGAATTGTTAGGGCTTATAATAATGTTGTGATTAGTTGCGGTCGCAAGATTCATGCCTGACGAATAAACCTGTAATTCACCAGTGACGCTATTCGTTGTGTCGTCAAGTCTTACAGATGCGCCGCCAGCCTTCTCAATATCTATGCCACCGCCTGTTGCTGTTGCTGGCGATGTAGTACCCATGCCAATCTGATTTGTGCTAGCATCTACAAACAGCGTACCGCTATCAAAGTTGTAATCGCCGTTAGTCTGTTTCTCAGGAATGCCGATAGTCTGCTGGGCTTTGCCTTGAAAAACGACATAAAAATCATCAGTCGCGGCAATAGTTCCGGTCATAGTCAACGCCGTGCCAGCCGTAGTGTAAGCTACAGTCGGCTCCTGACGGACATTGTTTACGAAAACCTCGATTTCATTCTCGTTACCTACAGGGTAATCAAGAGTGAAGCTCGTGCCTGACCCGCCAGTCAGGTCTTGGTAACTCATCTGTGAGTAGGCTTCCGCCGGAACATTCCCCAAATATGGCATCAGGTGATCTCCAGAATACTCATCACGGCGTCCACAGAACTAGCTGTGTCCGACTTGACCTTAATACTGTCGTTAGTCTCAAGCACCACCTTCTGGTCGCCACCAATCAAGGCCAACGAGCCGCCGCTAGGGATAGGTGCCTGATAAATCAGATATGTGTCGTTGGAGCCGTCATTCAGCGTGACATCAACCAAAACCTGACTTGCCGTCCGGTTGGCTACATCCAAGCCAATGATGGTAACCTCTGTCGAGGCTCCTACCGTATATGAACCCACAGCAGTAAGCGAGGTGCCGATACTGCGGGATAATTTGCGTTTGAAACTATTCGCCATCGTTTACCCCAATGCTATTGCCAATGCGACCGCTGTGCCTGCTTGGTCAACATCTAAGTTTGTACGAGCGGCGGCGGCGGTGCTGGCACCCGTGCCGCCATCAGTAACTGCTAAATCAGTTATACCAGAAATTGAACCGCCTGTAATCGTAATGTTTGAGAAGGCCAATAAGCCCCCAGCATCGACTACCGCGCCCGTTCCACCGGCTCCGTCTGTATATACAATCGCAGAAGTGCCGTTTGCTACAGTGACATTGCCGCCAGAGCCTTGCGTAAGCGTAATATCGCGTGACCCGGACAAGCCGTTTTGAATAAGCCAGAAAGCGGATACCGTATTCGGGGCAATAGTTACTGTTACTGTGCCGCCCAAATCTCCGCCATCAACAAACTTAATGGCGCGGTACATACCATCTTCAAGGTTACTGCCCGCCTGTGTAGGAGAGGCAGGACGTACCTGAAGCGTTTCTGTCGTGCTAGTTAGCGTAATCGCTTTATAACCGGCTAGACGATCAAAAATATCGAAATTATAATTAGCCGTAGTACCCCAAGTGCCCGACTGTTCACCAGTGGCTGGCTGCTCTATGGCAAAGTTGGTAGTAAATACACTTGGCATCTAAGTCTCCTATGCGGCAATATTAGTCCAGTTTGGCGTCTGTGACGGGGTCGTGTTAGTCCAATTTGGTGTTTGTGATGGACCGACTGGTCCCCAACTTGGCGTTTGACTCGGTATAATCTGACTCCAAATGAATACATTGCCTATTTGTCCAGCCGCAGATACCCCACTTAGGGCCACATTAGCATCCGCCGCTACCGTTACATTACCAAGATTTGCAGTTACTTGCAATCCTGTAACAGGGACATCGACTTTGACGCTAACGTCCACGGTGCCAAGCTGAGCAGTAGCGGCTATGCCGGTGACAGCAACATCGGCATTTGCTTTTACGGTTACGGCTTGGACAAACCCGTCATTTGTAAAGGTAGTAGAGCCATCCGCGCCATCAAAATGCAGTAAAGTAGGAGTATTGTCATCCGCAGTGTAAGCAGAGATAGGCGGGGTAAAGCTGTTTCCATCATACCTGTCTACATTAGAAATGCGAAGTTCATCTAAATAACCCGCCCAATTATTTGAGCCGTTGAAATCTGAACCAATATGTATGTTTGCGGCAGTAGACGTTGTTCCAAAAAGCGTACTGTCTACTTTAACGCCATCTACAAAAACTGAGTAAGTATTACCGAAAGGATCACCTCTGGTAACAGCAATGTGAACCCAAGTATTTGCTGAAAACACGCCATTTACATTAAATAGCGTTCCGTTTGCTCGAACAACTAACAGATTATCTGTTGCTTGGCGAAGAGCTAACGCATTGTTAGATGTGGAATCCCTAGAGTCAAAGAACACCGCATCTTGTGTGCCACTAGCGGGTCTGACCCACATATCTATTGTAAATGGGTCGCCACTAAAATTGTATGTTTCTTGAGACTCTAAATAGTCACCAGAGCCATCTAAAAGTAAACTTGCTCCACCAAATTTCGACTGAGCCGTAGATATTTGAGCATCCCCAGACCCAGAGAAAGTAAGTGGGGCAGGGAACGCGGCTCTCGCAGATACGCCGGTTACACCAAAGTTGGCGTCCGCAGACACCGTTACAGAGCCTACGCCGCCTGTTGCAGAAAGGCCACTAGCTGGGACGTTAGCGTCACCTGTTACAGTGACAGAGCCCTCTGATACCGTTGCGGCAACGCCTGTAACCGCTACATCGGCATTCGCTTGGACTACAACGCTGCCAAGCCCCATTGTGCCCTGAAGGCCGGTAACCGGAGCATTTGCGTCCGCAGTTACCGTGACAGAGCCAACTTGACCGGTGCTAGAAACGCCTGTAACCGCCACATTGGCATCCGCCACGACGGTTACAGTGCCTAGTCCAGTGGTTCCCGCTTCCCCGGTTACAGCAACATTTGCATCAGCGGAGACTGTAACGCTGCCTACATTTCCTGTCGCCTGTAGCCCGGTTGTGGGTACATTGGCTTCCGCTACAACGCTAACACTACCTATGGCTCCGGTGGCTGAGACACCGGTAAGCTCAACGGGGATGGCTTCACCCCACGCTCCACTTGACCATGTACCCCGGCCCCAACCGGTAATGTTAGCCATAACGGACTCCGTTAGGCTATGCGGATGATAGCGTTAGAAGCGTCCGCAGTTGGGAACTGAACAGTGAAATCACCAGCAGTAGAGGTCTTGTCGCCGCCAAAATCCAGAACACAAACAGCATCTGTGGTGCCTGTGCCACCGCCAGTAGTTGTGTTGTAGATAATTGCGCCACGAGCCGTAATAGTGGCCGTAGTCCAAGTCTCATCGGCAAAATCAGTAAATGCTGTCGTACCGCTGGTAGTTGGGTTCACTTGTGTCAACTGCTGGCCAGCCGCTGTATAACCGGTTCCGGATACCTCATTAGTAGCCGAATAATCGGTTGTAGTAGCGTCCAGCGTAGCTGAGCTTGTGTACAGAGCCATATAGAAGGTATGACCCGTAGTACGGAAATCGTGCTGGCCCTCAAGCAGTTCCTGCTTGAAAGATGTGCACATTGCTTGAGTAATAGCCATGTTACAGTCTCCTTATTACGTCGGCTAGTTCAGGATGTCCTGCATCCTTTAGAGCGTTATATACCGTAGTTCTGTCACTACGGATAGCCTCTCTCATGTAAAAGGCCACTACCTTCTCAATGTGCTTTTTGAAAGCATTGGCCTGATCGCGGATGCCGGGATGCGCGGTATCCGAAACTGAAATAATCTTTGCGACACACCGCTCAGCCACCTCATCCGGCGTAAAACCACGGTTTTCCGTAGTATGCACCGTTACAAACGGCTCCTGTGGCATATCTAACTTAAAGCTAAACATTAAATTTTCTCCCGAATAACAAGGCCAGTACGGTATGCGTCCGTATCTTCAATAGCCTCACCATAGTTTTTAAGGCGTCCAATCGACTCTTGGAACTGCATCATGTAATTCTGGATAATGTCCTGTTCGCCCTTCATGTAAGTGTAGGCCTCGACTAGGGAGCCATACAGCATAGCAAGCGGCGCATTAACACTAAGCCACGTTGTGCCACCACCGGCACCGGCTGTCAGGCTGGCTGGGCGGTAGTAATAATGCAATTCCGCAGTCAACGCCGCGCTAGGGGTCGGGGCAATGATAAAATTAGATACGTCAAAATAGCCGTAATACCGAGGTGTACCCGTAGCTGTCGGGTCTGGATACGCAGTCTGCAAGAAATTTACGTCTTTGTAGTCTAAAAACACGTTGTCCCCGCCTGCGGTAATCACAGACAAGGAATACGGAGCTAAGAAATCAGACGGACAATTCAAAAACTTATTGCCGATAGTTAAACTACCGGTTTGATTGCGGCGGAAAAAGTTAAGCTGGACACTCTTGAAGATGCGCTCTTCCGCGCCACGGATGAAGATGTTCAGGTTGTTGACGAAAGTCGTCTCCTGATTTTCCGTATAATCTTTAATTGCATCCTGCAATTCAGTCAGAGTAAAGCTCATACTACCACCGTTACGCGGCCTACGGAGCCAATTAGCCTCGTATCCACGCCTCTATCTGGGAAACCGCCGCCGCCCACTGGTACAACCAGCGGCTCAATACGGTCAGGTCTCGCGTCCTTCAGGGCCTGTGCATCCACAACCTTGGGAAAAGGCTCTAATTGCGGATGTTTTGGCTCATATTCATCCTTGCCGACCAGTAATCCGTTCCATTCCCGACGCATATCCTTATACCGATACCGTAGTCCGGAGCGGTCAGAAATAGCATACGAGTCTTTTCCTGTGGCAAATCTGGCCATTTCTAAACCCTAAAATACTCATATTGAGGGGTTACGTTGAAAGACGCACGATCCCGGTCTTCCGCCATTGCCCGCTCAAATTCTTCCTCATACATTGCCTTCAATAGCTGTGCTCGGTTAGGAGCCCGTTTAATTGAGATGTAATACGCCAATCCCGCCGCTAAACACGGATACAGACGGAAAGGCACTTCCATCGTATTTGTGTAATCGTCCGCGTCATCCATTCTGGTCAAAGCATCGTAATAAACTACATCCGTGCTATTATCCGGCACCGGCCAAAGTTTCAGTTCTGGCGTAATCTGTCGATCCAAGAAAAACTGCGTAGGACGCCCCTCAGTGGACTTAGTCGGAATAGATAGGTAACTATCCCGGCTAATACGCTCAAGCGCGTAGTCGGTGCCGCTACGGCGAACTACGACCGATAGAATATCAATGACATCCCCACTTAGCGTATAATTGCCTGTGCCAGAGGTCATTGCCTGTGTTCTTTGCGTAATTGTCCACTGATTGAGGCCGCGGTTAGCCCATTCCGCAAGCATCAAATTCAGAGAACGACGAGCGGTTTTAAGGTCGTAACCAGTACGAACCTCAAGCCCACAACGCTCAAATGCCTCTTCGACATAGTCGGCGACATCTAGCTCAAAATTTCTGCTTCCGGACGTTGCCATTTTACTTCTTCTTTACCATGCCGCCTGACCGCATTTTCTTTACCATGCCGCCGCCGCGCATCTTTTTAACCATACCACCGCCGCGCATCTTTTTGATTGCGCCGCCTTTTTTCATCTTACGTGGTTTCATCGCCATTTTTCAGTCTCCTATATAGCTCTGCGCGTTTGTGGAAGATTTCTTCTGCGTCATACTCTTCCAGATAGTTGTCATAATAGCCTTTTT